CTTGGGCGCTGAGGCGCAGCATGAACCCGAATCGAAGGAGAATGAAGATGGCGTGCAAGCCCAAGAGGCGGACAAGACCGAAGAAGTGACCGCTGAAGCTGCACGGGCAGCCGCCGCGCAAGTTGCCACAACCGATGCTACTGTGCAGTTGCTTAGCGCTCAACTCAAGGACAAGGACGATGCCCTGATCCAGGCCAACATCAAGCTGGCCAAGCTGCAGGAGTTCAAGGACCAGTACGAGGCCACGATCCAGCCGCTGAAGGCCATCGTTGGCCGCAGCGCGAACATCATGCACATCAGCCTTGGCGGCCACGAGCGCCAGTTTGCCGACATGCAGACAGCCGACCTGATCGCGGAGCATGCAAGGTTGTCAAAGGAGTTCTCCAAGTTCCCTGTTGGTGGTGTCGCTGCAGTTTCGGCACAGGACACGCCTGCGAAGACTCAAATCGACCCGCGTCAAAAAGCCCGCGTCAACGCGGTTCGTTTCCAAAAATAAGGAGTAATACAGCATGGCCAAGTTCAAGATGACTCAGAACATTGACAGTGCGGCGCGGGTCACTACGCGACTCGGCGTCGGTTCTGTCAACAGCACCCCGGCAAACGCCTATACGGACAAGGAGATCGGCAAGTTCGTGAAGCTGAGTGGCACCGACGCACATGTGTTGTGTGCTGTCGGCGACCCGATCCAGGGCTTTATCACCTCGGTGGAAACCTACACGGCTGACGACTTCAGCATCGGCACTATTTCGCAGAACGGCCGCAAGCGGGTACTGCTCGACGGTTCGCAGGCTGCTGGTACCGGCTCGATTGCCATCGGCGATTATGTCGTCTGCGGCACCCCGGTTGCCAAGGACACGGCCCTCACCCTGACGACGCCGCCGAAAGTGCGCAAGGCCACCAACCAGCCCGGTGCGGTCCCGGCCGACCTGACGGCTGCCGGTCAGCAAGCCGTGAACGCGGTCTTCGCGTGGCGGCTGGTCTCTTTCGATAGCGCGGGTGCTGTCGGTGATTTCGGCGTCATTGAACGCGCCAACGTTTAAGGAGTAGGGAATATGGCTGCTTTTATCGACGCACAAGGTGCGACCCAGCAACTCGAAGTTGGCCTGGACATGGTCCGGGACGCTTCGCAGTCCGGCATGTCGTTCCGTGACTATGTCAACGCCAACTACGCGACCGACGCGGACAACTATGGCGATGCCTTCTCGCAGCTTTGCGAAAGCGAGGGCATCGTCCTAGTCCCGAACCGGAAGCATGGCATTCGTCCGCAGCGCCTGAGCGCAGTGCTCGAAGGTCGCACGATTCTCGAAGCGGGCGCGGTCGTTCGCCAACCCAGCTCGCAGGCCCGCGTGCTCTTGATGCCGGCAATCGGTGCCCTGATCGAAGACAAGCTGCTCTCCGATCTGGACATGAACGCCAATGCTTTCGACGCCATGATCGCCCTGGATGAAACCATCGCGGATGAGTGGCTGCTCTGGCCGGAAATCAACTATGCCAACCCGGAAGCCGCCCGCTCGCAGGTCATCGGCCAACTGGCGAAGCCGGCAGCCATGCTGTCCGTGACGACTTCCGAGAAGCAGGTTCGCATCCCGACCTACTCGCTGGGCATCGAGTGGTCCGATCAGGTGACGAAGTATGTCAACCTCGATCTGATCACCTTGGCTGTCACCCGTCAGGTCGCCAATGAGCGCAATGCCCGCGCCAACGAGAACCTGGTCGCGGTCGTGAGCGGTGACGCGGACATGGGTCAGGCTTCGCTGTCGTCCCTCGGCAAGTCAGTCACGGCTCTGTCTCTGGACGGTGCTGCTACCTCCGGCATCACGCAGCTCGCGTGGATGAAGTGGCTCTATGCGAACTCGAAGAAGCGCCGCATCACGCACCTGGTCACGGACATCGATGGCGCTCTGGCCATCGAGAACCGCACGGGCCGTCCGACCGTCCAGCAGGATAATCCGGGCAGCAAGCGCATCAACAGCAACGTCTATGTGTCGAATCCGACCTGGGCACCAGAACTGCCGATCTTCATCGCCGATCCTGGTGTTGGCTGGCCGTCGAAGACTGTCCTCGGCATCGACAGCCGTTCCGCCCTGCATCGTGTGACGAGCACGAACGCGAGCTATTCGGCGGTTGAAGAGTTCGCACTCCGTCGTGGCTCGGCAATGCGCTTCGACTTCGGCCAAATCACGCGCCGCCTGTTCCTCGACGCATGCGATGCTCTGACCTACGCCTAAGCAGTGAGTGGCGTATGCAACCCCGGCCTTGTGCCGGGGTTTGTTTTATCTGTATAAAACCCACTTCTTCTTTCCACAGTCGAACAGTTGATACCAACCGTTGCTGAAGCAGTTCTCCACCTCTGTTTTGTCAGGGTCGAAGTTCTTCAGTTTACTGGGAAGGTATTTTCTTTGGAACTTCGACTTGTGAATTCTCCCGTCCTTGATCGAGTTTGAGACATAGCAATAGTCTGGGTCAGTTTCGTGTGCAAGGGTGAAGCCAATCTTCCTGTACATGTCGCCTGTGAACAAACGATTGTCGCTGTAAGAGACAATTGTGTGACACTTGTTAATGGATAGAAAATGCTTAAGAAGCTTCCCTGCACCGCCGACAACTGTCATTGAGGCTGCATACCTCTGAAGTTCCCAAAGCCCTTTGTCCGTGTTCGTTCTAACGCTTCTGCACACTGCAAAAGACATTGCAGCAACCAAGGTGTTGTCATGGTAAAGTCCAATAGACACAGAAGGATTGGTCGCACCCTGGAGATGATTTTCTTTGTAAAACTCGTTCGCAACCCTACCATCTAGCATGCCTATGGTTGTTTTCCTGGCAGCAACCCTCGGCAGTTGCCCCAAAGCTGACATGAGCGTGCGTTCAACTATTGCGCGCTGGTTTAACCACTCATCCTGATAAACATGGATGACCCTGATTCCATTGGAAGCAGCCTCCTTGTGTTTGACGTTGTCCTTTAGCGGGTCCGTGGAAAATGCCGTGCTGTGCCAAATCAATCCATGATATTCGACGGCAAGGTTTCTAGAAGGTATGAATATGTCGAGCCTTTTTGTTGAGCCAGGCAATGCGAACTCGACAACAGTGTCCACCTTTGTTTTCAAGAACTCAAAGATTTCCATTTGCCCTGATGATGGGCCAATGCCGGCACAACGTGGGCAGCCGTTTCTCATGTTGATGTGGCAGTTCGGGGTCTGAAGGAATTCCCCGTGCTTTTGGCAAATAATTGGCACTTTGCTCAAACTACTGCTGTACTCCGCTTTGCTGTAATCGTATCTTACACCATGTATTGCAGAGGCGGCACCTACAAATGATTCATTGTCAAATACAGGCTTACTACACTTGACGCAACCCACAACTCTCATGTGACTCTGTGCCAATTGCCTAAACTCGCCATGTTGTGGGCATACAATTGTTAGATATGCGGCGTGCCCCTCATAGGAGATCCCGGTGTATGTGAATTTCCCGTTATGTTTTATAGCCCCCTCTTCGGCGTAAGATTGTAGGGTTCTACGTGACCTCTCAGATGTTTTTAGGTTTTTACACTTTGGACACCCGCTCTTTCTGTATATGAAATTACTCGCCTGCACTGAGAATGAACCGTGGGTCTTACATACTACTTCTATTTTTTTGCTCATTCCGCTGTATTTGATCTGACCAACGTCGTAGGTGTCCCCATGCACTTCTACAACCCTGCTTATGAATTCAGAATCGCTCAAGCGACTGATGTCGCTAACTCTTTCATCGGCACAGAGCGAGCAGCCCTTGCCAGATAGGTGCGACCATGCTTCCTGTTCAAATACCCCGTGCTTGGGGCAGACAATAGACAGTTTGCGTTTCGCTCCGCGATATGTTGCGCTCTCATAGTTGTACTTGTTTCCATGAACCTTTCTGGCTTGTGCAATGAACTCTGCGATGTTCGATTTGTACTTCCCTGTTTGTGACGCATGGTAGCACTTTGAGCAGCCCATACCCTTGAGCAGGTTTTGAGCAGATACTTCGTACTCCCCATGTACAGGGCACGTCACCACTCCTCGTCCGTTGTATCGCGTGTAGACGAACTTCGATGTGTCCAGAGTGTCCCCGTAGTTCTCCAGCATCTTGGCATTGAACCCCGCCTGGGTTATTTTTGTTGGCATGTAAGAATCTTTGGTAGATATAACTATAGGTATTATACACCGCTTTAGTCAAAAATCAACTTTTATAACGGCCGTCCATCCCGTGGTAAAATGTCGATAATAAGGAGTCCCCAATGCTGATCGATTACACAAGCTACGACAACATTCGCGCCGCATTGGGTGTGAGCGACGATGACCTACCCGATTCCGTGCTCTCGCTTTCTCTCTACGAAGGCGTGCTGACGCAGGAGTTCGAGGGCGTGGACCTGAGCGTTGAAGCGCTTTATGCTACGACCAAAGCCCTGGTATCGCCAACGGCTGAGGAAACCCGCTTTCTTTCGGCCTGTGACATGTTCGCTACCTACGCTGTGGCCAAGCAGTTGACCGCGTCCCTGCCGCTGTTTGCAGCCCGTCAGATGACGGACGGAAAGGCGCAGGTCAGCAGGTTCGACAACCCGTACAAGGACGTGATCACGCAGGTGATCGGGCAGTACGAGGCGGCAAGGGCGCGACTGGCGAGCGCATTTGCAGTGCTGAATTCGAGCACTACCACTGTCGTGAGCAAGACCTATTTCGCGGTCATTTCTCCGAGTTACGACCCGGTCACTGGTCTGTAATGAAACTGTACAACGCAGCCAGAATGGCAGACGACACGCTGGCCACCGATTCCTACGGGGTTGACACCTTTCATTGTCAGTTCGAAGTGCTATCCTATTCCAAGATCGATGGGGTAGCAGTAAAAAAACGCCAGATAAGTACCGCACCTGATGTGGTTGTGCCTGCTCGAAGTGTTGTAACCATAGAGGGGCAGCCCTATCTGGTCGGACATGGTTCGCCAGATTTCTGGAGAGGATCGGTCATACGGCTGAACTACGTGATTCAGGGCGCGGACGGTTTGGCAGACCTGACCACAATCGGGGAGGCACTTGCAGGCATGACCCCGGTCACGGCCTATGCTGCAGTCACGTTTGCTAAATATCTCCCTGACGCAGAGGACTCGTCCCGCTATCCGCCGCAATACCAAATCTTCCTTGCCGGAAGTGAAGCCGCACCTGCTGACTCGCTGGTGCAGTTGAATTCCGTATGGTATCTGGTCAAGCAGTCCTACATCTCGGACTCTGGACTACTGGTTGCGCTGGCTAATGTGGTGGAAAGCCCGTCGTTTGAAACCGCCACTTTCGCTTCCCGAGTCTACAACCCGGTCACGGACGCTTACACGGACACGCCAACAAGCGTCCCAGTGTTCCGAATCAAGTGGTCGGAGCACTTCAAGTACCTCAGCAAGGCCACGGAACAGTACGAGCGCGGGGACCTGACCGTGATCATGCTGAAGTCAGTCACCCCGGACCCGCCAGATACCTTGACATTATCCGATGGTGTGTGGCGTGTTCTCTCGTCTCAGGACGAGGGCACCACGTGGAGTTGTCATGCTCGAAGGGCTTGATAAGTTTGACTCTGTGGTGGACGCTTGGTTTGACGCCGTGGAGGTCGCTGCGCAGCAGTCTGCGGCCGGTTTGGGGCAGGTTGCGCTGACTCGGATTTTGGAAGAGTCTCCACAGTACACGGGGGACTTTGTTGGTGGCTGGGAGGTGGGATTTAACACCCCGCCGCTCATCTGGAGGCCGCCCCGCTTCGTCAAGAGCAAGGACATTGATGCCGGAGCTGCGGAGCCCTATCAGAAGGGCGATGACCTGGCCATAGACTACGCCCTTGGCAAGGGCGAACCTAGGCTCATAGCGGCCGCCGCACAGCCCCTGGGCACATCCATTTACCTGTCCAACTCGGCTGTCCATGATGAGCCTTATGCGTGGAAGATCGAGTCAGGGCAGATAGATTTCCGCCCAGTTAACCCGAACGCGGACAGGGTCGTGGAACGTGGAGTTCTCTTCACAGAGAGGCGGTTTAAGCACATTGGACAGTCTGAGTTCACCTTTCTCAGGAGCCTCGGAGTATGACCACCGAAGTGCAGGCCCGCGACACCATCGTGGCCTATTTTAACCCGGCGTGGCAAGTGACCCACCCAACGGTCAATATTTTCTATGAGAACACGGTAAAGGTTGACCTCGATGCCGTTGGAAGCAGTTTCTTGCGTGTCCAAATTGACTTCACCGATAGCGTGCGGCAGGGTATCGATCAAATCCCGCTCACTGCATGCTACGGAGAAGTCATCCTCCAGTTGTTTTCGAAAGACGGGCAGGGCACGAGAGACAGCCTGACGAAACTCAGCTATTTGCGGGGCCTGATGGCCTACCAGGACCTACCTGTTTCTGGGGGTGGGGAAATCAGGCTGGATTGCCCGAGGCCGGGACGGAAGCAGAGTCGTAACGGATGGACCAGTCAGGATCTGATCGTGCCGTTTTATTTTATTCAGTAGCACACCAGTAGTTGTCCATTATCGTGCTAGAATAACGATAGGCCAAAATATCGCTCTCGATCCTGGCCGCAAGGTTATTCATCAATTGTGGCATACGCCAAAAGGATTGAAACATGGCTATTACCCTCTCGACTGGCGCAACCATCAGTGTGGCCAAGACCTATGTCCCGGCCTACAACGTTGCCGGCACCACCGTCACCCAGATCACCAATGCCAAACCGGCAGTCGCATCGGCGACCAATACCCTGGCCACAGGCGATTACGTCCTGATCTCGTCCGGCTGGGGCCTGCTGGACCAGCGCATTGTGCGGGTTTCCGCCGCTACCGGCAGCACTTTCACTCTCGAAGGCATCGACACGTCGGACACGGCCAAGTACCCCGGCGGCGCGACCGGCGGCGCGGGCACGTTCAAGAAGATCACCGCGTGGACGGCCCTGTCGCAGGTCAAAGGCGTCAGCGCATCCGGTGGTGCACAGCAGTTCGCTGACATCACCTCGATCACGGACACGGTCAAGCGTCAGATTCCGACCGTGACGGATGCCGTGAACATGGTGATCGACGTGTTCGATGACCCGACCCTGTCGTGGTACGCGGATGTTCTGGTGGCCGATACGGCGCGTTCGCCTTACGGCCTGCTGATGGCCTTCCCGAACGGCTCGAAGCTGGTCGCGAACGCCTACTGGGCCATCATGAAGGTGCCGACGATGGCAACCAATGAAGCGTTGATGAGCAAAATCGACCTGACCTATGCGGCAGAGCCGGTGCGCTACTCGACGTAACAAGCCATATCCGCACGCTGTATGCAGTGTGCTGATTACAGAACCCGCTGGCCACCAGACTCCGTGCTGGGTCCGTTCCGCCTCACGGACAGGCCAGTGGCACAACCCACGAGGCGAAACATTTGCATGAGGCGAAACCATGTTTGCTCTGAGACCGAATCCGATTTTCAAATTCCCCGCCACTATCCAGACCGTGGACGGCTCTGTGGAGGTTACCTTCCTTTTCAAGCACAAGGGGCGCAAGGCTCTGCGAGCATTCTATGACTCGCTTGGTGAGGGCGAGAAGGCCCGCACCGACACGGAAGCCATTGGCGAATTGGTCGCCGGCTGGGAGGGTGTCGATACCGAGTTCAGCATCGAAGCCCTGGACACGCTCCTGGACAATTACCCATCTGCGGCAAAGAACATCTTCGAGGCATACAACAAGGGCCTGTTCGAGGGAAGGCAAAAAAACTCGTAGAGCTGGCGTCCCGGATGTACGACTCGGGACCGTCAGATGAGGAACTTAATGCGATAGGGATCAGGCGTGAAGATGTGCTGGACACGTCTGATTTCGATGTGTGGCCGGAAAACTGGCTGTCGTACACGATCTTTTGCGAGGTAGCCACACAATGGCGCATGGGTCCGGGGGGGCCGGTCGGGCTGGACCTGAATGTGGTGTTCAGGGTCATGGACCTGTTCAATGTCCAGGGTAGGAAGAAGAGAGTTGACCTTCTTCGTTCAATACGGCTGATGGAGTCGTCGGCTCTGAAGCAGATGTGGAAGTCTTGATCTGGAGATAGATATGAGTGGTGTAGACGCAGCGGCAACCCTATCTCTTAGGAT